GCGAACGTAGCTCCATACTTAACACAGTTATCGCGGCGACTTTCTGGAAGAAGTCACAAACCCCACGAACTTCAAGGTTTCTGGTTACCTTGTCTTTATTTTGGAAAAAGACTAATCCTTGCATCTCATAGTGTGCAATGCCTACTCATTCTTGTTTCATGATGAGTACTAATTCGCTTCTCGCAGAAAACTCTGGACGGCGAATGCCTAGCCACTCTTGTAGGCTAACCGACATGATACCATTTGAAGGGTACCCCTTCAGGGGAATAATGAATTGCGGGAACTCATTACTCCTCTGAAAGGGGATAGAATTATAGTCTTCTATCAGGACTAGTGAGTAGCGTTGGTAGTCAAGACAAGTATCCGAAGATAAGGCTTGGGTTTCTACTAACTACTCTTGGGTTTTGTGTGGCTTAGATTTACTCTCAGAGAGATACTTAGTCCTTTTGTCCCAATTGCAACGCAGATGCGTCATTGATTTATTTATTTTTTTAACCTTATAATATATTATATAATATATTTTTGGATTTGTCAAGATTAGACTAGATGATTTTTTGAATTTTATCCAAGAAGTTTTAGAATCTCTTTGTCTAATTGCTTGACGGCTTCATAGTTGTGTAGATAATATTGGTAAGCAAACTCATCAGCATCTCGTTCTAATTGTAATCGCTTATAGATGCGAGCAATTTCTACAGGCTCAGCGTCTAAGTCTTCCAATTTCTCGATTCGTTTAGCGTAACTACGCAAGATGGGAACGATTTGTGAGTACTTATTGCTTGTCATAATGTGGCCAATCTCGTGTAGAAACGAATAAGTATAGAGGTTGATGTCTATCAAATAACCCATTTCACGCATTATTTGTAAGTGGATTTCATCATCTTCTGCGTGTAAATTATCTAAATCAACAAACACAGTGCGTTCAATCATGTCGCTTTCAAACAACATGCCCTCTACGACTTCAATATTATCGTTAATACTATGAGCGAATTGGTTCAATAGTTCTAACAACCTTTTTCTTTTACTCATATTATCAACTCCTATATATAGTATATCAAGTTTTAGTGGTTATGTCAACTATTACCATATGACTTCTTGCTTCTATCGATAATCGATACACATCTTGCTGCTTGGCGCGCGACTGAATGCTGCTTCCTGCTTCGATGCTGCTTGATGCGCGCCACCATTGTCGCATTCGCTTCGCGAATGCGTTCGTTTTCTGAAAGCGCTTACATTCCATAGCTCATAATTATTGGAATAAACTCCCCACAATTGTTGGAATTATGTAAGCGCTTACATTTTAAAAGCATTTTTTGCAAATGCGAAGCATTCGCAACCTTATTTTTTTGAGGTTTTTGGCATTAATTTTTTGAGGTTTTTGGCATTAATTTTTTTGAGGTTTTTAGAAAACGCTTTCACGTGACTAAAAAATCGCAAAATCTATCCTCGTTCACAAAACGTGACCAATACATATGTAAACGCTTTCATTAGAAAAAACGAAAAATGTGTAAAATATGTCGTATAAAAAATCAAAATGCGTGTGAAAGCGCTTTCATTCATAGACAAAGAAAAAGAGCGATTACTCGCTCTCAGTGAAATTCACACCTTTATCAGTTACAGTGTATTTATTCACTTTTCTCTTGACAATAGTTTGGACTTCTACTTCCACCTTGTCAGCACTAATCAAACCACGATTAGCCAATGCAGTCAAATGTGCAGAGTTGATATCGTTTAGACCTAAATCTTTCAATTCACTTGCAGTCATTGACTTACCTTTAAGCATTTCTAACGCTTGAAGGGATAATGCAGATAATTTATTTTTTGCCATAGACAAAACCTCCTAAGATTTTTTTGTAGTATTATCTTTACTACATATATAGTATATCAAAATAGTTGTGAACTTACAAGAGTTTTAATCGTGTAAAATAAAAAATTTTTCCAGCTTCTTGCTTGACAGCTCAAGCCCAATGTGGTATAATATGAAAGCGCTTTCACGCTATGAAAACGCTTACATTTTTCACGTCAAGTGTAATTTTTATGAAAACGCTTTCATATTGAAAAAAATTGCAAGAACTTGCAAAAATATTCAATAGGAATGCTTCGCATTTGCACTTGCCACTTTTTCTTATAAATAAGCTTCTAAATAGCACATAATTTTGAAAACTTTTCAGAAAACTTTTCAGAAAACTTTTTCAGTGACTTCCTATAAAATATCTTATGTAAAGTAGAAAAATGGCTTGACAAAGCCAAATGTAAACGCTTACTTCCTATAAAATATGTTATGTAAATACACAAATGTAAACGCTTTCAGAAGAAAACTATTGTAATGTAAGCGCTTTCATGGTACCCGGCGCCGGCACGAATGTAAGCGCTTTCATTTCATATCAAAAGAAAAAGGGTTAGAACCCTAATTTCTCCAAGTTACTTTTGAACTCAAGAACTTGTTTATTGTAACTTTTGGCATAGTTGAACGCCCATTCGTTAGCAAGTTGTTCTAATCTTAAGCGACTGTAAGCCTTATTGATACTTTTGACTTTCATATTACTTTGTTTTAATCTTGTTACATTATAAGTGTAATATAATAAGTCCATTTTTACATTTTCTAATTTAGAAGCAGATTGTATATGCCCTACTTCGTGTAAGATAATGAATGGTAACAAACCAACTTCTCTTTTGAAATTATATTGACGATTGACATAGTTTTGTAACTCTTGATAGTTATTTGTCAAACATTCACGAATATCTAAATAGACTTTGTTATTTAGAATGTCACTTGCAACGATACCTTTACGATTAAAAGTTACTTTAATGTTACTATTGATATCTTTCACAAAGTTACGAATTAACCTTTTTGTTTTGTAAGTTTTCATATTTTGATACCTCTTTACTTTCTACTTAATTATAGCAAATGCCAGAGCCAAAGTCAAGTGTTTTGGGTACGAAAGTTTGTTATGAAAACGTTTTCATTTTGCTCGGGCTTCATAGTTCTGAAAGCGCTTTCACGCCTCCGGCGCGAAGTTTTTTTTGTAAGCGCTTACATTTCTTAGACACATTGTTCCAACGAGGATAATATTCTTGAATATTTAGTCACGTGAAAGCGCTTACATTTTTAACGATCCGGCTTCGAATGTAAGCGCTTACATATTACGATACAAAAAAAAGTGAGATTACTCACTTTCCTTGAAGTCAATACCTTTTTCAGTAATTGTGTAAATATTAACTTTACGTTTTACAACTGTTGGTACTTCAACTTCTACTTTATCAGTAGTAGCAAGACCTCTATTCACCAATGCAGTTAGGTGAGCAGAATTGAGAGTATCAAGCCCTAATTCCTTTAGTTGTTGAGCAGTATAACTTCCACTCTTAAGTTCTTGCAATGCTTGGATTGCAACCTGTGATAATTTGGTTTTCATATTTTGAAAATCCCCTTTCTTATTTTATTATACTTAAGTATAACATATTTAGGTTGAAAAGTCAATACCTTTTTCAATGTAAACGTTTTCACGCTTCATATTTTTTCGTTGTAATTCACAACTTGTATTTGATACTTTTCTAACCTACTCTATTATTATATATCATTTACTTCTGTAAGTCAATAGAAAAACGCAACAATCGTATAATGAAAGCGTTTTCATTCGCCCCGGCATTCCGGCCGGTGAGACCGGATCGATGTTACACTATTAGTGTAATAATCTTATAATTCTTTTAGGACTAAAGTTTGCATTTAAGTCAATCACTTTAGATTTAACATCATTTTTATTAGCAATGTCTACTTCACCTTTGGCGATAACTTCACGCCAATCGTTGACAACAGCCCAACGCATTTTAGTTTTAGTTTTATTTTCTTTAATGTATAAATAATTCATATTATACTCCATAATTTTCTTTTTGGATTTTTAGTAATTCATCTAAGTAGTAAGCACCTAACTTAATTTCGTGAATTTGTTTTTCAGTTAATGGTTGTTCTATGAACTCCAAGAACTCAATGATAAAGTCTACACTTCTAACATATTCTTTGTTGTAAACTTTTGTTACTTTTATTGTATTTCTCATATTTGTAAATACCTTTCTTTACTTTTCTATACTTTATTGTATCACACTTTAATTGGTTTGTCAAGTCTTTTGGACTATTATTTTAATTATTTTTTTAAGTTGTGAATTTAATAATAAGCGATGGCTTCGTACTTGTCCAGAAACTGCAATTACACATTTAAGCCCTTAGCACCCTTTGGCTGTGTATCCACATATGAACCCAAGTCGTAATTTAATCTCACCTGAGAACCATCTTTTATTATATTTTATTATAACATATTTGTTTCTTTTGTCAAGAATGTTTCAATATTTTTTTTATTTCATGCGAAGAATACTAACATAATGATTTCATCTAACAACATAATTTGTTCTAAAAACATATATAAGATTTCTAAATAATTTAATAATTTCATAACTTTTAATTCCTTACTCTTTATTATACTTTATTATATCACACTATATCTAAAAAGTCAAGTGTTTTTACAATGATAACGCTTTCTGAAAACGCTTTCATTTGCCCGGCATTAAACCGGATCGCGCTATATTTCGCACAGTTGCAACAAAAAAGGACTACTTACGAAGTCCTATAATTTTATGAAATGCTTTACGATGATTAGAAATCATTTGATTATTGATAACAACCTCAGTCGCTTTCAACTCTTCTAAACTTTGTTTAAGTCTATCTAATGTTTCTTTCATTTCATAGAACTCAATGTCAAGCATTTCGTTACGCAAGATTGCGTAATCTTTTTCTAATTGTTTAATATTATTTTTTGTCATAATTTTTCCTACTTTCTTTTTTTATAATAATTAAGTGGCTCATTATCCTATGTTGATTATATTATTATAATTTAATCCCTTAGAACCTTATAGGTTTATAATCTTATATCAATCTATATTATAATGATTTAATACTCTTGTAACCACTTTTTATTATACTTTATTATAACATACCTTGTTTGGTTTGTCAAGTACTTTTTTATTTATTTTTATTTATTTTTATTAATACTTTTATTCCAGTAATATAAGATTGATTTTGTTTCTTATTTACTTGTTTTTTATTTACTTTATTTTTTATAACTTTTTGAAAGTCTTTCTTTGTGATAAAATTTGTTTTCATATTTCTTAATTCCTTATTTCTTATTATACTTTATTATAGCACAGTGCATCGAGAAAGTCAAGTGTTTTTACAATGATAACGCTTTCAGAAAACGCTTTCATTTTGGGACGGCTAGGGTAGGGGGTGGTCGCGATGCGAATGGTTTGCAAAACTGGGGGGATAGAATTTTTGAATTTTACATTTTTGAAAAATTACGTTGCTGCATGTGACTTCGTCAATGAATATATTTTTTTACAAAGCCAGCCCGCAACAACCAACTCAAAAATAGATCTTAGTCCCGCAAATCACCCAAACCTCGAAAAACAAAAAGAGAGCTCAATAACTCTCTTCATTTTTATTTCTTCTGTAATATCCCAATACCATCGGACTCGAATTCCACACTAAACGAAAGGAGGAGCAGGTAGAGTGTTCAGCCGGAATTCGACTACGATGATATTGGAAAGAATTCAGTTATTTAATTTTACCAATCATGCGTTCAAACTCTTCTTTTGTATAGAAGTGAGTTCGACAACCCGAATCACAACCGCACACATCCCCACAGATTTGGATTGGAGTATGCACTCCAGATCCAAGAGCAAGAACGTGGGTATAGAAGAAGAGTGACACGAGAGAAACAATTAACACAATACCAATGAGAATGTTCATTTATCTTCCTCCGAGAGAGATGGCTACTTCACGAGATACACCATTTCGAATATAGGTTATATTGACGATATCGCCTGGTCTTTTGAAGAGTAGGTATGATGCGACCTGTGCGGGACTAAATGCATGCATTTTGTCGATTGAAACTATAATGTCATCAACTTGTAGATGACCATAACTCGCACCACCAAGCACAACACTGTCGATATAGATTCCACTCGATAGTGAGATCGAATCATTACCTCTTACATCTCCCACAGTTATTCCAAGCGTTGCGCGACGAACGAATCCGAATTCAATAATTTGATTTGCGACTTGTGCGGCGACATCAGCGCTGATTGCGAATCCTAACCCATCAAGAGAAGGACTATTGAGAGTGTTGCGGGACATCTTCGAAAAGTTGATGCCGACCAACTCATTCTGTAAGTTGAAGAGTGGACCACCCGAGTTACCTGGATTTAATGCGGCGTCGTGTTGTATGACTTTTGCGCTAAGGCTTGTTGCGCTTTTAGTAAGATATCGAGGCGTTCCACCTACAATGCCTAGAGTAGCGCTATTGAAATATGTAAAGTGAATTGGTGATCCAATTGCAATCACAATTTCTCCTCGCTCAATATTATTTACATCGGCGATGTTTGGAACAAACAAGTCTCGATTAGTTGTGAATCGAACAATTGCGATATCAGTAGACACATCATGACCAACTACAGAAGCTTCGTTCACAGTAAACTCATCAAGGTATAGATCTACTTTTGAGACACTTCCAGTTTCAGTAATATTTTGTACAACATGATAGTTTGTAATTGCATAGTAGGTGTATGGAGTGGTATTGTATTTTTGATATACAACTGCGGATCCCCAGCCATCAACTTCTGTATTCATAATTCCAAGAACAGAAGAATCAACTGAAGCAACTACATTTTGTAGTCCAGCACTTAAACCTTCGAGACCATTGACTTCGAATGTAGTTACAATAGATTGCTCTTGGACTTCCAGTGGAACTAAAAGATTCCAACTAGTTGAATCATCATACTTCCATTCAATACCATCAGTGGTAGTACGAAATTCAACGCTCGATTGGACTGGATTTCTGTCAACAACCACAGGCTCATAGAAATATTCTGTTGGCCTTTCATATGTCGCATAATTACCCAGCCCAACCAAGGCAAGGAATATAAAAAACATGAATAAACGAGCTGTAAAAGTATCTTTCTTTTTATTTTTTTTATTTCTTCTAGACATTCAAATTATTTTCCTTTTCTGTTATTCGTCTTCAGAATCATCATCACTTTGACCTAGTTGCTCTAATGGAGTATTATCAAGTCTTTGCATACAAGCAGCATAACAAACTTCGCGACGTTTTTCTGTGTCTGGATATTCTTGTTTGGTGACTGGGTCGCTCATGCAAATATCCATGCATTGAGGGATTGTGTTCCCACCAACTTTTGGCATATTAACCTCTTGATCTCAATTCAAACGAATAGAAAGCTACCGATTGAAGAGTTTTGGTGCGGCATAAGTATTGATCCATTTCTGGAAGGTAATCCAATACCATCAACCAATCTTTTGAGAGCAAATGCTCTACAATATCTCCTGGTTCAAATTCCATAATTTTCATTTTTCCTCCTACCTCATAGAGTAACCAAACTCTTGAGATTTAAAATAATCTTGCCAATATTTTTCGGCAGCATTTAATTTATTTGGATCAGATATTTCTTCAACAATCTCAAACATAAAAGCTTCCAATCCATATTCTAACATTGCTGGATAAAGTTTATTGTTTGTAATTGGCTCAGCACCAGATCCGCGTTTTGCATGTTGTTTTCAACGATTAGCAATATCTACACTTTGGCCAACATAAGTGCGACCAGATTCGAGATGAGTGATTTTATAGATGCCACTGACCTTTCGATTACCAACAACGCGAAGACAAAGATCGTTTATTTTAGGTTGATAGTAGATAGAATAAACTGCTTTGCGGAACGGGAGGGGGTTTCTTAATTTTAAAATTGCTTTGTGTAATTCTTGTAAGTCCTCTTCCTCTTCATTCGTAAGGGTGATGCGATAAAAATTTTCTTCGTTTTTTATTTCGTCAAGTTTTTTATAAGCCTCGACAGCGGCGTTTTGTTTGGATCTTCATTCTTCAATAAAGTCTTTAATACGCTGAACTTCAATATTTGCTGCAAGTTTCTCTTCTTCGATTCACTCTGCAAGTTCGCGTTTAAGTTGATCGTTTCGTTGGTATCTTAAATCAAGCTCAACTTCCATCTCTTTAATCATTTCTTGTTTTTTGGCTATGAGTTGATTGTTTAAATCTTGTTCTTGTTCGCGAATTTTTTTATATAGTGATTCTTTTTCTTTTTCGAGTTCTTTATAAATTTTATCTTTTTGAATGCGTAGTTCTTTTTCGTATTCTGCGCGCTGTTCGTCCTGATGATCTTTATAAATTATTTTTGGACCTTTTTGCAGAAGATAAAATATATACAGAATTGCAACTCCTAATAGAATCCAACTTAGCATTGTGTGCTAGGTACGGCCCAAGAGCCTATTCTTCCTTAGGTGTTTCTTCGCTTTCTGGAACAGTTTCAGTTTGCTCTTGTTCACCAAATAATTGCTCAGATATCAAGACAACTCGATCAACAATAAAATTTAATGTTGTCTTATCAATACTTGTCCACTCTGGGGTCAAAGCAGCGTCTTCGAGTTCCAATTCACTTTCTTCAACTCGATAAGCTTTTGAGCTAAGAGTAAAGTCTTGACTTGTCACATCAACTGCAATTCTTCAATGGCTTTTAACTTCGACATTTTTAGATGAGATTAACAGCGCAAGCACTGGGAAACCCCATTCACATTTTACATCAAATTTACCTTCGAAGACATGATTGAAATGATCTTCATAGACTTTTCCATATTGTTCTTTTATTTTGTCTAACATAAGTCCTCCTTTTTCTTGATGTTATTAACCCTTTCTATATATAGTATATCATGAGTTATTCGTTTTTGCAAATCTACATTCTTAAGATTTTTATATTCTTTGTTGTGCACCGCAGATTTGTTTTTGTGGCAAAACTATATTATAATAAAGGCGTATTAAGTTATAAGGAGGATTATATGGAACTAAAGATTGCAAAGTGTCCAAAGTGTGGAAGAACCCATACGATTTTGCCGTCACGTAATCCTTTAGTGCCAGAGATTTGTACTCAATGTATTATAGAAAACTTAAATTATAATGACATTGAAGATGCAGATTTCTTTTGTCGCACTTACAACTTGCCTTTTGATCCAACGATTTGGGTTAATATGGCAAAGGAATACAAACAAAATGTTTTTAAACAATATACAGAAATGTATATTGAAGATGATGAAGAATATAATCACATCAACAAACAACTTTGAAAAGAGTTGAATGAAGAGTGGGGCTTAGTACAAACTCATGAAGAGTTAATAGCCAAAATTCGTCCGATTAAGGAAGGTTATATGCTTCGGAATCAAATAAAATGAGGTTCGAATTATAGTTTTGAAGAGCTCATTGGTTTAGAGAATTTATTCGTAAATACACTCAAAGCTAATGATGTAAGTAATCCGATGCAAAAGGATGCGATCAAAAAAGCTTGCAAGATGAGCGTTGCTTTAGATAGAGCAATTTTGAACGGCGATTCCAAAGAGATTAATGAGCTCAGCAAAGCGTATCAGAACTTTGTAAAAACGGCGAAAATTGATGATTTAATTACGGCATCCAGTCAAGATGTCATTTCGAACGTTGCGCAATTAGTGAAATTTATAGAAGACGAAGGTTTTGAATTTAGTTACTATGATGATGTTGATAGAGATATTGTTGACAAATCTATGAAGGATATTCAGCAGTTTCTACAAAGACTTGTCTTGGATTCAACTGGACTCGAAAGTGTATTTGAAACAATTAGTAGCGCTCTAAAAACAGAAGATGCTTTGAAAAAAGATGCTGAAAGTTACGAAAAAGTACCCTTAGAAGATTTATACTCAAACGCGTTAAACAGACAAAGCGAAGAGTTCGATCGAGAACTTGAAGACGCTGATTTAGATTCAGAATTTGAGGAGGACGAAAATGAGTTCTTCTAAAGATTTTATAGAAAAAGAAATTTTAGATTACTTAGACTTCATAGATAAGATTACAGAATCAGGTCAAAATGTTGTAAAAAAAGAAAGAATCAAATCAAAGTTAAATGAGTTTGGGAGTGCAGTTAACACCTTACTTGTCTATCCTGATATTCTTGCTGACATTATGACACCCAAAAACTCAAGCTTTTCAATGTTCTTTTTACAGAGAATGGTTTTGAGATCTATGGCAAGAAGCCGACAAAGTTATTTTACTTTTACCCGAGGATTTTCTAAATCCTTCTTGGCTTTTTATAGCCGATATGTTACAACAATGTTAGTACCTCGCCATAAGAGTTTCGTTACAGCAGGTACAAAAGGACAAGCCGCACAAATTGCAAAAGAAAAAGTTGTTGATGACCTCTGAGTTCGATTCCCATTATTGCAGAATGAAATGCAAAAAATGCGAATTGCGGGACAATTACGAAATGCATTTGTCCAAGGTCCAGACTACGCAGAGTTTAGATTTAGTCATGGCGGAATATTTGACGTAATTGGTGGAACAATTAGGGGTTTTAGACGACACTCTGGTATCTTTGAAGAGGTTATCGAATTAAATCCTAAGTTTACAAATGAAGTCGCAATCCCGTTATTGAACAAGCCGCGCGAAGATGCACGCGGAAATGTAAATCCTAAAGAGCCACATGGGAGTAAAATATTTATTACCACTGCTGGTTATCAGGGAACTTACGCGTATGATAAACAAATTGAAACATTATGCTACGCAGCGATAGACCCTAAAAGATATTCTGTTTTAGGTGGAAGTTATCAAATACCAATTAATCACGGACTATTACAGGAAGAAACGATTCGAGAATTAATTTCTTCAACTACTTATGATAGGGATTCGTTTGAACGCGAATTTATGAGTATTTGAAGTGGCGCGCCTGTGGGAGCATTATTTAATGCAAGTACAATTTCAAACTTAAGAAAAGTTGTAAAAGCAGAATATTCTGCTGCAGATCCCATAGATCCAGCAAATCCGCACTTCTATGTAGTCTCTGCCGATATGGCGAAAGACGGTAGTGCAAAAACAGCCTTAGTTGTGATGAAGGTAAAACCAAAAGAATTTTTCTTTACTTACAGCCTAGTCAATTTATTTACAATTGACAGCACAGACTATGAAAAAGTTTCAAACGTTATTAAACAAACAGTCGCTCAGTACGAAGCAAAACTATTGGTATATGATGCCAACGGTATTGGAGCCGCGATTCGAGACTGATTAAACAAGGAAAGCCGTGGAGAAGATGGTGTGCCGTTGCCTGGGCTCGGTATCATTAATCCTCCAAAGTCTTCTGAAAAAGACTTAATTAACTGGCCTTATCATCAAACAATCTGTTATGAAGTTAAGGCGAGCGGCGAAAAAGCAGATCAGATTCACCAGTTATTCTTTAGTCGAATTAGCAATGGCGCGGTTAGATTTTTAATCCGTTCAAGCGATGCTATAAATAGATACTCTCAAAATGAAAACTTTAAAAGAGCAAGCAATCAAATAAGAGAAAGAAAACTTAGACCCTACTTATTTATGGATCGAATGGAAATCGAATTAAAAAATCTAGAGATTGTTGATACAAGTGACAATGTCAATAAAGCGATGAGAATTCGAAGAAGAGACAATAAAATTCAAAAAGACTTTTTCTCGGCAGCTGAATATGCGGTTTATGCTACGAACATTCATCTAGAATTGGATCACTACGGTAGAAATAAACGAAGTCAAGGCGATGCAAAAGATTTTGTCTTTATAGATTAAAGGAGGCGATGAAATGGCAGAAGAAAAGAAAAAATTTGTCGAAACATTGAATATGGCCGATCGCCGCAAACAAATTGATAAACTTTACGATGGGTCTGATGATTCCTTAAGAAGAATATTTGACAAATCCTATGGAAATGCTTTAGGTAATAAGTATACTGAAGATTTTATTAATCGCTTATTTAAAGCAGTCGGAACAGAAGCTCTTGATCGAGAATTACTTAATAAGATCACTACCTATGCTTATTCTACTGATCCTAATTTTGCATCGATTGTAGATTATTTTGCGAATATGTATTTATGGCGATACTATTATGTGCCAGTAAAAATGCGTCGCAATGCTGAAGAAAATGATTACCCTGAAATTTATAATTTAATGGGAGAAGTTGTTGACGGGATGTCAATTGAAACAATATTCCCAATGATATTAACTAAGCTATTTACAGAAGGTGCAGTATATCTTTATACTATTCGCAATCGTCCTTCAAAAACAGTTTCTACAATTATTTTAAATTCTGAATATTGTAGACCTGTAATGAAAAGTCAATATGGAACAGGTATTTACCAATTTAGTTTAAAATATTTTGATGATTTAGTTCTTTACGGAGAAGAATTAGACGCAGCGTTAGAGCTTTTTCCAGAAGAACTTAGAAATGCTTATGAGCTATATAAAGATCCAACAAACAAACCTAATCGAAGCTTTGAATGAATTACAATTGACGGTAGATATTCAACTTATATAAGCGCGAATGATTATAGTTTTCCTACTTTAGCGAATGTTATTAAAAGTTTAATTGATTATGAACAGTATCGCAAAAATGAAGTAGAAAGAAGTAATGCGCAATTAGACACAATTATGACTCATAAGATTCCTTCTTATGAAAACAGACTATTATTTGAATTGCCCGAAGTTAAATCATTACACCGTAGTATGTCAAAAATCTTAGGGCAAAATAAACGCACAAGACTCATTACAACTTTTGGAGATGTACAGATACATCCAGTACAAGAACAAAGCAAAATTTCCAATGAGGCAGTTAAGATGGGTCACGAAGCTATTTTTAGAGCTTCTGGATTAAACGCAAGTGCTTTTACAGCATCGGTTAAAGATGCTTTAGATATATCTCTTAAAAGAGATCAATCACTTATATGAAAATATATACAAGAACTTATTAATTTTTATAATCTAACAATTAATCACTTGTATAGTTTTCGAGGATATCAAATTGAACTTACGATGCTTCCGATTACTCACTATAACGCGAAAGAAATGATGGAATTTCATCGCAGAAACGCAGAGTATGGAATAGGAAGACTTGAAGCTGTTGTGGCCTCTGGTACAAAACAAAAACACATCAGCCATAAAAGTAAGTTAGAAGAGTTTTTAAAGTTAGGCGATATATTAAAACCACTAGCAAGTTCACACACTCAATCTGGAAATACAGAAGGTAATGAGCCTGAAGAAACAATTGAGGAGGAGAGTGTAGAAACTCAGCAGAGTGATAATTAGTGGGGTGACTAAATGTATGTAAACTACAAAATTCCTGTCACTTTATTTAACTATCGTGAAAGTGAAAATGGTCTTTACTCTTTTGCGAAATTAAAAATTTTCTATATTGGGATGACCCAAGATAAGAGATTGTTTACAAAAGAATTTTCTGATCAACTTCTCGCTAGCTTACCATATGTACCCGTGGTTGGCTATTATGATGAAGAAGAAGAAGATTTTAAAGGCCATCACGAAGCAGTGCAATATATTTACGGAGTAGTACCAGAGGATACTTCAATAGAATATATGTACGAAGACGGAAGACAATATGCCGTTTGCGATGTGATACTTTACACAGGTAGATTAGATAAAACGGGAGAAATCGCAAAAAAAATTGTTGGAAAACCGCATTCTCTTGAATTAAATCCTGGAGATACTCAATATAAAATCAATCGTGATCTAAACGGTGGAGTTCAAAATATTGAATTCGTAAGTGGATCACTATTGGGCTTGAGTATTTTAGGAGATAACGAAGCTCCTGCATTTAATGGTTCTGGTTTCTTTACTGAAGCTTTGCCTTTATTTACAGAAGATGTTCGTTGTTCATTGAATGAAGCTTATCAACAATGTACATTCAAGCAAAGTTTTTCTAGACATTCTTACGAAAATCGTAGGAAACGCGCATACCAAGCATTAAAAGAAATGTATCTTGATGTTAAATTCGAGATTAAAGAAATGACAGATAACTATATTCACTATTTTGAGTTCTATAACGACCAGAATGGAGAACAATATGTTTGTCAAAGAATTTATTATCAAGATGACGGTGAGTTTATAAGACTTATTGGTGGTCCTGAGGAAGTATTTATTATGTATCTCACTGAAGACGAGGTTGAAGCAGTCGAAGGTTATGAGCCTGCAGATTCGCTACAGTACCGAACTCTTAGTGACTTAGATCTTAAACCAACCGAATCGATGGCCAATAATGCAAAACGCGGTCTTGAAATGCGCAAAGAGCATGGTCGCGGCGGTACTGCCGTTGGCGTTGCAAGAGCTAGAGATTTAGCCAATCGCAAGAATTTGAGCCCAGATACAGTTCGTAGAATGTATCAATATTTTTCTCGTCACGAAGTAGATAAGAAAGGTAAAGGTTTCAATCCTGGCGAAGAAGGATATCCTTCAAATGGAAGAATTGCTTGATTGTTATGAGGAGGAGACTCTGGTTATACTTGAGCAACATCCAAGTGGAACCAAATCCAAAAAATCAGAGAGAATATGTCTCTCCAACACGAAGAAGTGGAGGTGAAACTTGTGGATGAAAAAATCTTACAAGAAGAAGTAACAGAAGCATCTGAATTAAGTGCTACTGTAGAAAACCCTCAAATCATGGAAGTTAAAGAAGACGACCAAGAAGAAATGGTCTACCCAAAAGAAGATAAAGACGAAATGGTCTATCCTAAAGAAGATGACGAAGATAAAGAAATGGTTGAAGACGAAGATGAAGAAATGGGTGGTTATGACGACGAAGAAGACATGGTAAAAGAAGATAAAGAAGAGAAAATGGTAGAAGAGGAAGATCAAGAGGGTACAAACGACGAAGAGGGCGAGGAAATTGAAGAAGAAAACATGACAGCACAAGAACCCCAAATCGCAGACCAAAAAGAAACTAGTTCAACCACACTCGATCACAGTGAAAGAGCAGAACTTGAAGCCTTTAGACGAGAAAGAAAAGAAGGACTAATTTCTTCTTTTGAGGATGATTTGAGCAACGAGTTTATTGATAAACTCAAAACTGAAATTGATAATTATTCTATTGATGAGTTAGAGGTTTTATTATCAAAAGAATACACACGAGTTAATCGTGCGACAAAAACTACAAAACCTAACGCATTTATTTATAAACCTGATGCTAAATCTACAACAAAATCTGAAACAGATATTGTAAAAGAACTAGTTCAGAAATATAAATAACGAGGTGGAAATATGGCTATAATTAATTTCTTACCAGAATTTAAATTAGTAGAAATTAATCGTTCTACTGGTTTAGTAATGGGCCATGTTCTTGCACAATTTCCTTTAGATCCTGGATTCGCTGGTATCATTAGTGATTATGAATACGATATGGTAGAAAACGGATTTGTTATGGGTCTTGGGTCAGATTTAGAAGTAGATGAGTATGATCCTGCAAGACATGCACAACCATTTTTACTTTATACAGAAGAGTTAAACACATTCTTTGATGGGTTGAAATGGTATGCAAATGGAGCTGACGAAGAAGATGGAATTATCTATCCTCGCTTAGTTGGTTTGTATATAGGAGATAGCTTCACTACAAATAACTATGAAGGAACTTATACAAATCAAAAATTTGCTAAGGTTATTGATGGACAGGTTAGTTTACAAACAATTGCAAATGAACAAACAATGTTTGCAGTTGAAGAGAGTACATTACCAACAGGTGATTTGGGATTAAGATTTACTTATATTGGAAGCTTCGCTGAAGGTGAAGCACCTGCTCCACAAGTTCCTATGTCGATCACTAGCAATATTCCAGACCCAGTTACTCAAAATGAACCTACATTAATTACAATCGGAACTGTTGCGAATGATTTTGAAGGTTCTATGGTTCGTGCTCACTTTACGAAACCGGCATCAATTACTCTCGAATATCAAGAAGGTGGACAAGGTGACTGGATCCCACTTACAAATGTATTTGGTCCAATAAGTGGATTCCCACTTGACGATATTACAACTCAGTTCCGTTTAACAGCTTCTGCAGTTGGATCATTCCAAACTAATGTAGAATTTAAACGAGTATCTGACAATGTAGTTTTAGGCTCTAAGATCCTTACAGCTAATGTAATCGCAGAACCTGAAGAAGAATAACATAAAATTTTTATTAAGGTTGTGAAACCTTAAAATATATGCCTAAAAATATAGGCAAAAGAGAACAAGAGGTGACATAATGGCTATTTTGAATTTTTTACCACAGTTCAAGATTGTTGAAATTAATCGTTCAACAGGACTGGTAGCTGGCCATGTATTGGCACAATTCCCATTAGCAGACGATGCTGAATTAAAAGTTACCTACGGTGGCGTCGACTATCTAGAAAATGGGTTTGTTGTCGGATTGGGAGCTAATCTTGAATTAGCACCATACGACGCAGCAGTACATGGAGTACCATTATTGGTTTTCACGGAAGAACTTAATACTTTCTTCGATGGACTAAAATGGTATGCTACAATGCAAGATGAGGATGATGATCGTATTTATCCTCGCGTAATTGGTCTTTTTGTAGGAGACGCGTTTACAACTAATAATTATGACGGTACTTATGGTACTCAAGCATTCGCAAAAGTTGTTGACGGAGTATTAACACTACAAGCATCGGCAGATGGCGATACTCGCTTTGCTGTCGAAGAATCTACATTACCAACAGGAGAACTAGCATTACGCTTTGTTTATGTTGGAGAGGTGGCTTAATATGACTATTCAAGAATTAAAATCGTTAGTTAAATCTAACTTTATTCCTACTGCAGGAATTAACTTTGCAGACGCTCAAAAAGCGACAATTAATGCTTTGACAGAATTCTATGGACTTACTGATTTAAGCCCTCGCGAAATCAAAGCAAACAAAGCTTACATCATGGCTCTTATTGAAGAAGTCATCGACGAAATTTTACCAGAAAAACTTGCTGATCGCGTAGGAGACTTTGCTGAAATTAAGCAATATGGTCGCGATGCAGAAGTTGTATTCCATGTAAAAGGTGTTGGAAAACGTCGCGCTTACTTAAGTATTAAAAAAGGTGCTCGTGGTGGATTATATCAAGCTGCACGCTTGGATGACTTCCAATTAACTCTTCCTACTTGGACTGAAACAGTTGCTGTTTTCGTTACTTTGGAAGAAATTCTTTTAGGAAAATATACTCTAGTAGAATTAATGAACAACATTCTTGATGGCTTTACTGAAAGACTTTATGTCCAAGTAGTTGAAGCTTTACAAGCTGCTGTTGTTCCTGCTGCTAACCGTGGTAGCGCTGAAGGAGTTGACAACCAAGTTTTGGATGATATCATTCGTGTAGTTTCTGCATATGGTCGTCCAATGATCATGGGATTCCATGAAGTTGTTCAAAAACTTAACAATGTTCCTGGTTTCTTACCAGCAAACTCTTATCCTAATGTTCCTGCAGCTGACCTTGATGAAATTCGTGGTCGTGGCTATGTAGGAATCTATAAAGGAGCTCCAATCGTTTTATTGCCAAACTATGTTGTAAATGAATTTACAAATGCTGAATGGTTATTGAACGAAGGTATGCTTTTCATTCTTCCTGCAGGCGAACGTCCTGTTAAAGTTGCTATGAAAGGTGACTTGCACTTGCAAGAAGTTTTACATCCATCTGGATCTGCTGAATGGAATGCACATAAAATCTTAGGTGTTGGTCTATTGTTACAAAACAATATTGGTCTTTATGTAGACACTGACGCTCGCGAAAAATATGCTCCAGCAGCTGGACTTCCTGAGTGGGTAGAATAATTTAATTTATTGATTTAAAAAATGGGCTGGTAAACAGCCAGCCCGAATCTTATTATAAGGAGAAAAAAATATATGGTTACAGGATATGTTAAACCAGAAGATCAAAATGTAGTAGCAAATCGCAGTACCTTTGTAATGGTTAAAAACGTTGTAGGAGCATTAGCAGTGGATTTAGAATCTCATGACTTTTCAACTCCTACTAAAACTTTCCGTTTTCGTTTTAACCAAGATACTCAACATATTCCAGCGAAATGGGCAGTAGGAACTTTTGTAAGTCCAGGTGCTTTAAATCAAATGGAAAATGGCTACTTTACTTTTGACAATCTAGGTGAACTTATTAAATTGGCTGAGAGCATGGGATATTATGTTCCTGACTCTATTAAAGAACCAAAAGTAACTCTTCAAGAAATGAAGAAAATTCTTTTAGGAGACAACTTAAAAGCACTCGAAAGAATTACAAAACAAATGTCTACTAAAACTCGTTCTGATTTAATTAGCTTAGGACAAAAATACTATGGCAAATTAAACGCAGGAACAATTTCTTATCTTGAACAAACACTTGGTAGTTCTTTGAAACCAATTGACTTAGGTGAATAAAAACTATTGAGAAAACCATTTATTTCCTCAGTTTTTACAATCTGTAGATAGCTATACACTATCAGACTTCACAAACTTTGAAATTCAAAATCAACTAAATTATTTAGTCATTCGTGCGCTCAATGATTTCAAATTCCCAAAAGTAGATTTAAGTTTCGAGCTCGATGAGACTTTAAACGAAGACACAATGGAACCATTTGGCTATTATTTTACTTCTGACGAAGTAGGACAGGCTGAATTTAGTGTAATTCTTGCACGCATGAAACAATATTGGATTGAATTTCAAATTTCTCAAGAGAGACTATTTGCGAATGCTTATTATGATCGAGACATTCGTCTGCATTCCCCTGGGAATACGATGGATAAACTCATTAAAATGTTCACAACTTTTAGAGAAACGGCTGATAGAGCAGAGTTTAACTACGGAAGAATTTCTGAAGCTGGAACTCCAGCACTTGGGGATATAAATGAATAAGAATGTTTATGACATCTTTCGTTCTGTTCAAAAGAAAAGAACAACCAACTATGATGAGAGATCAGCCGCTTTCATTATAGAAGGTAAGATGGCAAAAACTATTTATCATAAACGCAGAAAACAAAGTATAAAAGCCGCCTTGGTGTTTAGACACCAAGAGGGACCAGATGAAGTTTTAGTTTATAGTTTAAAAAAAGATAAACTACAAAAAAGTGATTATTTTGTTTATGACGAAACAAATTACTTGGTTTATGAAGAAAACATACTAACTGATGATGAAATAAGTTATAAAAAACAAAAAGCGGTTGAATGTAATGTGGCTTTTCATTATAAAGGTCATGTTTATAAAGGCTACTTCACAAGTTCTATAAGGCGCAAAGATGACAATGATTTTGAAGGTCGTCAATTATTAATGCCGGACGAATATCCGTTGTTAATATTGCCTACAAATGATTCGATTACAATCAATAGTTTTTTTGATATCGAAGGGAAACCTTGGAAAGTCATTGAATTTGATTATATTACGAATAAAGGAATTTCATATTACTATCTTGAAAGAGATTTTAATAGAATTATTCCAGAAGAAGAAGTTGAAGTAGAACCTTTTAGTTTTGTAAATGAAATTGAACCGCTTACACAAGAAGGGGATGAACCTGTACAAATGTTCATGATGTCTATTGAGCCGAGTGCGGCCCAATCCGATGACATTGTCGAAGAGGAACAGGAATTGGAATTAGCTTTACACTCAATGGTTGAGTACACGTTTAATACAGAGAATGCTTACTTTAGTACAACTCCAAGAGTAGAGGTAGTATCTCGCACAAAAGAACAAGTAGTCTTTAAAATTCCTTTTGGAATTGCACAGGTTGCCATTAGTACTAAAACAAATGGTGAAATTGTTGAAAAGGTCTACAAGGTGAGTTTATAATGAAAATATTAAATTCTGTGCAAGATGCAATCTATGAAATTAAACAACTCATTCAAAGCGATGAAAATTTAAGAAAACTTGTTTACTATGATAGTGCCAATCCTTTAGATGGTGGTCCAATCCCATTTGCCACCGCAGATCCTTATATTGTAGTTGCACCAATTTATGATGTAACTGAACCTCCGTTTGATAAAAATACAATTGTCTCAATTGCATTAAGTCGCGGAGTTTACGATGAGGAAATAGTACTTCTGAAAGGGGTTGTCAAAATTAATATTTTAACAAGAAGTGCTTTGTGGAAGATTAATGGAAGCAAAATTCGACCACTTGAAATTGCGAATATTATCATAGATAAACTAAACCATCAAAAAGTAACGACTAGCCATAAACTACTTTTAGCCAATATCGAACTTGCGATTTTAAATGAAAATGTAAATGGTTATAGCGTTACCTTCCATCTGGAAGAAGGAAGTGGTTTAGATGAGCAGTTTTAGAAGCAACTATTCTGAATTATTGTTATTAGCTAATAAAAATATTATCTTTCAGAATGACGAAAAAAACTTGAGTTTCGAATTAATTCCCATGAGTTTGGAAAACATTTTATTTAATGAAAAGTTAAATATGTTTTTAAACTTAATTGAAATGGATTTGCCAGAGTTGCAAAAGATTCTTGAAGGCTACGAAGTAAAAAGTCATTATGATTTTATTCATGTGATTTTGACCTTAGCTGAAAAAAGAGAAGAAGCTGCAGAAATGGCAAAAAGTATTTTAGGTGGATTAGAAACACTTATTCCAGATGTTCATTTTACAAATCGACAATTACATATTAATGATTTTTATTTAAGTGAAGAACTATTCGAGCAGATTGCAGAAGTAGTTGTTGGTATTCTTGGTAAGAAGCGTAAGATTGTAATTGAAGATAGCGATGATGAGATGACGCGTCGAATGAAAGAAACTCAACAAAGAATACAACAAATTAAATCAAAAGGGCGTTCTGTTGATCGCTCTCAAACAAATTTACAAGATATTATGGCGGCAATTCTTTATGAGTTCCCACAGTATCAATTAACAGATTTGTTTAAATTAAATATCTTTACATTCTACTATTTATTTAAATATGTTGGTAGAATTGCAAACTATGAAGTAAGTAAAGTCGCGGCTGGAAACGGTCTCACGAAAAAACACAAATACTTCATAGATAAATAATTAACGAGGTGAAAATATGGCTTTTCAATTAAAAGATTTTGCCTTCGCCACAGTAATGGATGTTGAGGTTTATCCTGAAGGAACCCAATTTCTTGCAGATGCACAAGGAAACATTATTCCAGTAGCAGCTGACTTTGAAGGGACTCCAACAGCACAAGATGCAGTAACTAGAATTGCTCTTCTTGATAGCTTAACAATGTCAAACATTACTCAAGAAGGTCCTCAAAAAGAAACTCGTGGTGGTACAGCAGCTGAACCTATTATTCGTTTCCGTAAAACTGTTCGTTTGGAAATGGAAGATGTTGTTATTACTCCAGTTGCTATGCGTGCTCTTTTTGGAGCTACACTATATGATGAAGATGGCGCTCGTATCGATCCAGATACTTTTGATCCAGAAAATGATATCATTGGTGGATTTGGTATTACTGATACTTTTGCTAAAATGCTTACATTGCGCGGAAAAACTTTCGTTATTGACCGCGCGACAGGAGATCGTCGTTGGATTGATATTACCTTCAAACGCTTCCTTCCAGATTCAGTATTAGATATGATGATGGAAGCAGAAGGAGATTTAGGTATTGTCAACGTCGCTGGGGAATTATTCCCCGATGGATGTGGTGAATACTTCACAGTTGGACGTATTGTTAGTCCAGAATGTCCAGACGAAGATGACGACCCAGTGGGGGAGTAACGACCCCGGCACCCACTACTACTACTACAGCAGAACCAACTACTACTAGTACAACACCTGCACCAACCTTTACATTAACGGTTGATTTAGATGGCGGTGCTATAGGAAGTGAAGAGGGGCCAATTGTTATTACTGGTATAGCTTCAGGAACAACTATTGTGACTGCATTTTCGGATTTTGGTGTTAATGATCCAGTCAAGAGTGGAGAAGTTTTTGTTGAATATGTCTTTGACGGAACTTCAGATGAAGTCTTAGGTACAGAACAAATTACCTCTAATACGACAATAGTTGCCACTTACTTACCAGAATAGTCAGAACGGGGCTGACTCCAGAAAAAATATCTTTTCGGAACTCACTTATTGAAGTGGGTTCTTTTTTTTATGCTTAAAAATTTAATGAAAATTGCAGTGTCACGCAGTTTATGATATAATTATAATAGAGGTAAATATGTACCTTTTTTGTGGGGTGATACGATGAACTATAATAGTTTAATTGAAATTGGCAGCAAAGCAAATGTTATTTTGCGTTTTAAAGCTGAAACCACAATTAATGGCAAAACTTATGCTGCGAATGAACCCTACTTATATTTAAAAGACTGTAATGTTTTGGTGAACTATAGTAATCAAGATAAATCTGGAATTACAGATATTAATGTAATTGCAAATTCTGACATCAAAGCGCGCACAGTTGTGATTGGCGGCATATCTTTTACAAGAAAACTTGCTTCTCTTCTGGCTTCTTTCGACGATGTGAATGAGTCATTTAATTTAACTAAGTTTCTTACGATTGCGGCTCAAAGAGAAGAGGGTGATTCAGAAGGCGTTATTTTTATTACAGATCAAGATTTAATTGAAGACGAAAATTTATTTGTGTATGACGCAAATTTTGAACCACAAGAATTTACTTACGATTCTGAAACAAACTCAATTTCAAGCGAAGACTTTACTGATGCTACTGAGTATCTTATCACTTATTCTTCTGCTCGAAATGGTACAAAATTTGACCTAAATAAGCCACATATTCCCTACATGTCACTTGAAGTACAAGGAATTGGGAACATAGACAAAGTTGGAAAAAATGTTGTAATGTATTTTGACAAAGTAAGTTTAAATAGTATTCTAGAATTTACTTTCATTCAAGGTGATATGATTAATGTTCCTCTGCAATTTTACATAATTGATGACAAAAATAATTATGTAGTTTTTGAGGATTAGTATGGCTTTGAAGAAAAGAACAGAAATTCATCAAGATACACTTGAGTTTGATAAATACATACACTCTAATTCAGAAAACTTTTTTAAAATTTTAACTAAATCTGATTTAAAAGATGGCGTGGATTCTAATACAATCAAAGGTGTTCTTAAAGACTTAAAACGAGAAGCCATTAAGGCTGTTCAACAAGAAATTAATTTTTTTCTCGCTGTAGAAAATGAGTTTATTGGCAAAGTAAATTCAACAAAAAATACAAATTTTACAAGAGCAACATATTTGGAAGAACTCAGAAAAGTTAGAACACTATTTACAAAAGATCCGGATTATTCTGTTTTTGTACTTTTTGATATAAAAGATAATCTTTCCAAAGCAAAACCATTTAAAGCATATCAAACACTAGTAAAATCTAAAATTTTACAACCTATTTCAAAGTCAGATTTTAAAAAAGCAGAACAGCAAAAAAATAAAAATGTTTCTAATCAAGAAATAGACATACTTTATGATTCTTATATAAAAGAAATGGAAGCAGCAATTAAAAAAGAAGAAAAAGACTTAAAAGATATAACAGAGAAAGTAGAGAAAGAAACAGCAGAACTAAAAAAAATAGTTATAGAAAGGTTCTTACAATTAATTGAGTTTATTACTGAATTTTATGACCCTACTACCGATATGGTTATCAGTAAAGATCCTACATTTGATAGTTCAGTAATTAGTCCTTCAAAAGGTATCTTAGAAATTGCAGAAGCTTTAGGCTTTGATTACAAGCCTGGAGATGCTCTTGATCAAGTACTAAAAGAATTTAAAGAAGAATTATTATCTTTAGGAAGTGTAGAATTTTTTAGAGTTTTTAAAAGCTCTAAGGGAGTATTATATTTTGATAAATATATAAAAGCTTTTCAGTTTGAATCTAGATTAGGCTCTTTATTTGAGTCCGCAGTAAAAAATTCTCTTATTAGGCTCATTGAGGTTCAACACACTTTAGCAGCAATTTTTCTAGATAAAAGTGATATTCAAACATTAGGCGCAGGAGTGCTTAAAGACACGAATCCTATTGACCTTGGTTTTGGTAGTTCTGTTAAAGATGGTAGAAAAATGTCTTTAGGGTTGTCTTTAAAGCTTAAAGATAATGCTGACATTAAATTAGAAAATACACCTATTGAAAACTATATTTGGAAACAAGAAGAAGTGTTAGGAAGTAGTAGAGAGGCGTATACTTATATAAAGAGAAACTTAAAAGCTTTAAATACTTTTGATAATTATAATACTTCACTAATAGACGAATTAGCAACAGATTTTTTAATTTTTGAAAAAGAATTTGTAGTTTTAACAGTTATGACTAGATGATTAGCAGGGCTATTTAAAAAAATTTCAGAAAATCAATATCAAAGTGCTGATAAAAAAGGGAACCCTACTGAAGAAGATTTTTATACTGCATTTATATTTGACACTAAAGACGTTTATTCTGTTGCTGATATTTTACAAGGTATTTTGAATATAATACAAGATGATAAACTAGATGCGAAAAACGGAATAAGTGTAAGCCTTCAAAGTTCCTTAGGTAAAATTGAAGCCGACAAACCTTTGGTCTCTTCTCAATATAAACTTAAAGATCCTGGTCAATTAAAAAAATTATATAAACAAAAACAAAAAGTTTTTCGTAGCTTATCAAATGTTACCTATGCTTTAATTTTAGCAGATTCAAATATAAGCAGCATAATTAAAGAAATGGATGCAGAATTAAACGAACTAACTTTTAGTAAAGCAACTTTAAGTTTAAATGTAAATAATATTAAAAACATTATAGGAGGTCTATAAGACCATGACAAACATTGAATTAATAGCACTACTTGAGCAAGCATACGAGAAAACATTTCTTGATGCAATTGAGTTTTTATTTGAACAAAGTAGCAAATACAAGCGCTCAAAGTTTTATAAAACAACTCGCATACCACTAGAAGTTCTTTTTGAAAAATATTTTGCATGGCAAAAAGCATCTTACAATATGGTAGATGATTTATTTGAGTCAGTGATGAATGTAGACATAGAACGCTTAGTTACCAAAATAAGTGATATAATCGAAAAAGCATCTCAAGATGGAAAAATTAGTGAATTTTTTACTAAGCTTCTTGAGCAATTCGATCCAGAAGTACTAGAAAAATATAGTCAGGAGTTTAACAAAACAGTCGAAAGTCTCAAAAACTAGAGGTGTACGCTAGTGGCCAATACAATTAAACGCACCGTTAACATATCATACCAGGCTGAAGGTCTTGAAAAAATCCAACAAGAGGCTCAAAAAATTGAGCTTTTTAGTGGTGAAACGAAAACGCTAGATGCCCTCGGAAAACGTATTGAGTCACTTCAAGCAAGTATGGCAAAACAAGCACCTGAGGGAATTGTTTCCCCTGAACTTGCCGCAGAATTTGGAAAAGAATATAATGCAATTCTTGCTACTTTTAAAAAAGCTCGAATTGAACTTATCGCACTTCAAGATAAAGAGTCTGCTTTAGCTCTCGAATCTTTAGACGCACAAATTGAAGCTAACGAAAAATTAATCGAACAAAAAGAAAAATTAATTCAAAAAGCAGAAAAAGAAATTCAAATAACTTCTGAAGGAAAATTTGAAGCTGGCACAAAAGTTCTTCGCAAAGAAGTTCTTGGAGAAGCAAAAGAAACAGCTTTAGGACCCGAAGGAGAGATGCAGGGACTTTCTGGCCGCGACATTAAAAATGTTACAAGCTTTCTTGAATCTATGGAAAGTATTCGTAATATTCTTACAAATGATCTTGATCCTGGATATGCTGCAATTATTGATAAACTTGAAAAAGGCAAAACTCTTAATGAAGAAGAATTAGCTTTACTCGAAAAAGCAAAAACAGAACATAAAGTTATCGGATTAAATGCAGAAGAAGTCGTTCAGCAATTTCAAAATCGTAGAAAAATTCTTGAAGAAGAACAAAGAATTCTCAAAGAACGAAGAGCTGAAAATTTAGCAGTTCTTAATACAGATAAAGCAATACTTGAAGCACAACAAAAAACACTTGAAGTAAAACGAGATCAAATTGAAACTACTCTTGCAGATCCTGGATTTGGGGATAATAAAGAAAAAATAGATTTATTTAATAGTTCTCTTGAAACTGCTACGGATTTAACAGTAGAACATAAACAACAAACAGACGCAGTTCGAAAAAGCCAACAAGCAAAAACAGGTTCAACAAAAGAATCTACAAAAGCAGTTAAAGAAAACACAAGTACACTTGCGAGAGCAACAAAACAAGTTTTTAATTATGGTGTTGCTTTTACAGCGCTTCGTAGAATTTATAGAGAAACACTACGAACCATTACGGATTTAGATAAAGCATTAACTGAAATGGCGATTGTTACTACAATGAATCGCAAAGAAACATGAGAACTTGTAGGAACGATGCAACAACTTGCAAAAGAGACAGGATTCACAACAACAGAGATTGCTAAATTGTCTACTGTTTATTTTCGTCAAGGTAGAACACTAAGTGAGGTTATTGAGTTAACTCGTGTTGCAGCACAGGCGGCTCGAGTTGCAGGAATTAGTGCTGGACAATCAGCAGACTTTTTAACATCTGCAATTAATGCATTTCAACTTTCTGCTGATCAGGCACTAGGAGTATCAGATCGTTTTGCTTCACTAGCATCTCAATCTGCGTCAAGCTATGAAGAACTTGCTTTAGGTTTGAGTAAATTTGCAGCTCAAGCAAATGTTGCAGGTATTTCAATTGACTTCGCAATGGGTCTCTTGGCGAAAGGGGTTGAGACAACTCGTGAAGCTCCCGAAACAATTGGTACCGCCTTGAAAACAGTTATTGCGCGTATGCGTGAATTAACTGACCTTGGAAAAACATTTGAAGATGGAATGGATATTAACCGAGTTGAAGTTGCATTGAGACAAGTTGGTGTTGCATTGAGAGATAGTAGTGGTCAGTTTCGTGACATGGAATCAGTGCTTACAGATGTTGGTATGAGATGGGAAACTTTAAATGCCAATCAACAAGCATCAATTGCGGTTTCATTAGCTGGTACTCGTCAGCAATCACGTTTGATTGCAATTATGAGTGGATTTGATAGAACTCTAGAACTTGTTAATATTTCGCAAAATTCAGCAGGTGCTACAATGGCTCAACATACTCAATTTATGCAGGGTATGGAAGCTGCAACTGTTGGATTACAAACCGCTTATCAAAAATTTATCACTACAATTACCGATAGTGAATTAATTATTGGAATTATAAGAGGATTGTCTACTGGTATTGAAGCCGTCGCAAATGGCTTAGAAGCAATTGGTTTTTCTGGACAAACTGCTTTACTTGCTATTATTGGTTTAGCAGCCGCTTTTAAAACTTATAGTTTAGTTCAAAAAAATAGCATGCTTATAAATAAGCTTGTATTTGCTTGAAAATTAAAAACAGTCGGTATACAAAAAATTGAAGCAGATTTAACAAAATATCAGACACGTTTAGAAAAAAAGGGCTTAACAGAAAAAGCCAAAAAAATTGCTCTAACTAAAGTTGATGCAATACAAAGTGTTATAAATGCAAAAGCTAAAATTGCAGAAGCTGCCGCAGAAAACAAAAAAACTTTAATGGGTATGTTTAGTGTGGCGTTTACTAAAAAGAAAATTATACTTGACAAAATGGAAAATAAAGGTATAATTGGGAAAATTTTTCTTCTTGCTAAATTGGCAATTTCAACTTTCATTGCTACCGTTGCAACAAAAGGTTTCACAGCTGCAGTGCTTGCGAGCCCACTAGCTCCTTTTGCACTTGCAATTTTAGGAGTTGTTGCTGCATTTGTTTTATTAAGAAAAGGTTTTAAAGACAATGAAGAGGGAGTTGCAAGCTTTGCTGGATCTATAACGGCTTTTTTAAAGATTATATGGATAGCGATAAAAGGATTAATCAGTGCTTTTGGATCATTATTCAAAGCATTAAAACCTGTTTTCGCGATCGCTTTAGCTATTACATTTGCACCTTTTGTTTTAAGTGCACTCAAATTAAAAGCCGCTTTTGTTCTACTTATACCAATTTTAGATGGCATAACTGGCGTCTTAAATATTATTGGAGTAATTATAGTTAATACAAAGAATGTTCTAAAAGAACTCATAGAAGAAATAAAAGAATTTGCCTTATCGATACCAGTTGTTGGAACTGTTATCGAAACTGTTGGAGGAGTAATTTCTTCAGTTGTAGAGGGATTTTCTGGTTTTATGAATGGGTTAAGAGAATTTAGAGAAGAGACAGAAAGAGAGTTGTTAATTATTTCCAACACTTATGAAGATTTGGCTGAACGCTTTACAGCAAATACACAAACAATGCAGGGTGAATTATTCAACCTGCGTAGATCTAGTAGAACTTTAGATGATTTTCTTCAAAGATTATCTGACTTACAAGCAACAGGCGACGAAGAAGGTATTGAAAAGTTAATTAATGACATTAAAGATATTGATGAAGAACTTGTTGCGTTCGATGGCGGAACAATTAATTTTGACAAAACAGCTGAAAACTTAAAAGTTGCACAAGAAGAAAATCTTGAAGAAACAAGAAAGAATTTTAGAGGGATATACGACGAAGCTAGAATTCTAATGCAAAAAGACTTTGATCAATTTGTTAAGGATACATCTGGAGAATTGTCTGGAGCAATAGAGTTTTTCCTTTTTGAAGAAGAACAGAGAAGAAGCCTTGATAAAAATTTAAAAGAATTAACAGACGCTCAAAATGATGCTTTTAGAAAATATGTTAGAGAAACAGCTATACAAACAAGAGGATTTTTTAACACATTTAATGATCAAATTATAGAGCGAGAACAAAAAGCTATAGATGACTTCTTAAATATTGTTCAAGCATTTGATACCGAACTATCAGAAATTAGTAGTAATCTTAACAGCACTGAAAGTAGATTTTCACGCAGTATTGCAGGGTATAGATCTAGTTTAAGTTCACTTGGAAATGATCAAATTGCAATTGCTTCTTTTCAACAAATTCATACTGGATTCAGCCGAATTGTAAGTTTATTCGGAGACGATGCAGAACGATTCGCAGATATTTTTGATACAATTGGTTTTGAAGGAGATAGATTTGATACCTTAGCAATTGCCGCTGAAGAAGCAAATGTACCTATTCAAAGTTTATTTGAAAGTATTCAAAATACACTAGAAAGATTAGATAATGTTCCTGAGCAACTTCGAATGACTACTGCAATTGCTGAGGTTGCAAAAACAACAGAAAATGCAGCACTTGCAATGACTTTGTTTGGTTCAGCAACTGAAAAAACAGTTTTAGAAATTGCGCAATCAGCAGATTTATTAAGAAGCAGAATCAAAAGACTTGCTGACGAACAACAAAAGTTTTTATCAGGAGATATTTCTGACCAAGATTTATTTGAGTTAATTGAAAACTATAGAGATTTCTTTGCGGACGAAAAGTTTTTTAATGATTTCGTGCAAGGAAGAGACTTATCAATCCGCTTACTAGAAGACGAAATTGAGGTTCAATACGAATACCAAAGACAGCTAATTCTCACTAGGGCAGAATTAGAAAGAAGAATGTCTATGGAAGCGGATGCTGATGCAAATACAATCCAAAGCTTAAGATCTGAAGAAGCTCGTTTAATGTTACTTACTCGTTATCGCGGTACACTTGCAAACGTTACTCGAGAACAGAACGAGTTTAATCAAACTTTAAAAGCATACAACAATCTTGTAGATTTAGGATTTAAAAACATTGGACTTCAAACCAGAGTAGTTGAAGCATTAAGACAATCAGCAGGCTCTACTCTCGTACAAATTCAAACCGAAATTCAGTCAATTACTCAAACTTTAGCTTCGAGAGGAATAGATGAAACTATTGTACAAATTGTTGATGGAGTAGCAATTTTACAAGAAGGATTTAGTGATTTAGATTCTACAACTCAACAATTTGTTGAAAGACTTTTAGTTGGTCTTGAAGATCAACTTACAGCAATGAGAGAGTTTTACTCAGTACTGGCTAGTGAAAGTATTGCTCTCGAAAAAGAATTAGCAGATCAAAAAATCAAAGTTTATCAAGACTATTTTGCCGCACTTGATCGCCTAGAAGAACAAAGACGCAGAGCAGTCTCACGAGAAGACTTAGTTTCACAACTTGCTAGACTTGAAGGGGCTACTGATGAGCGTTCAAGAAAACGAGCAATAGAACTTCGTAGACAATTAAATCAAGTTGACGAAGACACATCGAAAAAAGCACAAGAAGCTTCAAGAGCCTCAATGATTGCAACAATTAATGAAGGAGTTGAGCAATTACAACAAGCATTCGAAAGCGCTTGAATGGAATTTATTAATTCTGCTGGAGACGCTGGCGAAAATATGGGTGAAGAATTATTTAGTATTCTTCAAAGATATGGTCTTGTTGGTGCGGATCAAAAATTTGATTTAGGCGAATTACTAGTTAAGGCAGACGATAGTTTTAGTATTCCAGACCCAACTACAGAACTTGCAGAAATTGCAGAAGAAGCTGAAAAGCTTGAAGTTGCAATTAACAACTTAAATGGAGTTATTACATCATTAGATGGTAAGATTGCGGCTTTAGATGTAGCAATTGCCAACGCTACAGATTCAGAAGTAAAGAAAGAACTTGAAGCACAAAAAGCAGAGTTAGTAGCTCAGAAAAAAGCTGCAGAAGGACAATTAGAAGAACTTAAAAATACGGCTCATGGATTAAAAGCTCAACATGCAGAATTGGAAAAAACAGCAACACGATTAGGATTAGGTCAAACTGACGGAGCACTTGCAGCCGCAAAAAACATTACAGATTTACAAGCTGCTATTGATAAAAAGGATTTTACACCAGAAATAGACTTCCAACCAATAGTAAATGTAACGGTTCCAGCTCCAGTTACAGAGCCAACACCACCAGTATCGTCAGAAAGAGAATTTCCAACAATTCCAGGTAGACGTGGTGGGGACCAAAGTATTCTTGATAAAAGAAATGCAGCAAGAAGAGAGTATGAAGCATGATATCAAGAAAATCAACGTAGTAACTTATTTGGACAAGTTTTTCCGCCAGATCAAAGAGACCAACTTGCAAAAAGACAAGAATTACTTGCTAAATATGGAATTGATTCATTCCGTCAAGGTGGAATGATTGATTACAATGGACTTGCAATGTTACACGGTTCAAGAAGCGCACCTGAAGCAGTTTTAACCGCAGAACAAACTCAAATGTTTATGGGGCTAAGAGACGCACTCTCAAACATATCTCTTGATGGAGAAGCAGGTTCATCAATCAACATCGAAGAAATAATTATAAAAACAGACAGCCTCAACAACAACCAAGACTTTAACCGCGCAGGCGAAGCTCTTGCAGAAGCGTTCCAAGGCGCAATCAATCGACGAGGAGTCACAATCAATACTAAACGATAATGGGGTGATAAAATGGAGTACCGAGACAACTATTTAGGTTTCTCATACAACGGAAAATCTTTGAGTATGAAAAGTGAAGCAGACTTTTTTGGATTCATTGAAAACAACTTAGAAGACTTAAAGTTTTTCAACGCTCCTGAGTTTAGCAATGAGTTTGTGGTTCCTCGATTTGGTTCGCGAACAATATTCACTGGAACGACCGAATCAAATCGAAGATTCAGTATGCGAATAGCGCTTTACAAAATCACATTAGATAAATACCGCGAGTTTTTACAGTGGCTGAGTCCTCGTTCAGAAGGAACATTAGTGTTTGACTTTAATCGACACTATGGTTACGATGTGAAGCTTGACAGTATTAGTGAGTCCACATTCATAGTCACACAGCGACGAAACAACAATCGCGATTACTACTATGTTCAATTAGACTTAAGCTTCATTACATTGTATGATTGAGCTGCAAAATGGCTTGGCGAAGAAGCAAAGTGAACTCCAGCAGAAGAAGATAATTTAGTTGATAATGAGTGGCTTGAACCTTTTGTGGATTTTAAAGGAAGTGAAGAAGACGGTAGTCATACAATTTATGAGATTGAGTTTAGAAATTTTCATAAGCTGGAAAATTACTTTAAAGTAAACTTCCATGGAGATTTGAGAATAGTGAAAGGAACAACTACACTGGTAGATATGAATGCGGGTAATCACGATTCAACATATTTTTCAGAATATGGAATTGCGACAAAAGATACAAATGAATTCATAGGAGGAACTTTGTCAGAAATTCAAATTTTGCCTTTCGACGAGGAATCTTCACAGATTTATAAATTTAGGGTTTTGACTTCTCAGATTGCAAAATTCGAAGTGATTGGTGTATCGAGAGAAATACTCTAATTTGAAAAAAAGCGTAATTTATGTTATAATAAATTGAATTTGAGAACGAGCAGGGTGGACTATGCCTGTTCGTTAGCTAATGCTTGTAATAGACTGGGTGCGGCCAAAGAGTTAATCCATTTTTGGATTAAGCATTAGCTAGCGAACAGAATCAAATACTCCATTTTCTGTGGATGAGCGAGGTGATATAATGAAAGTAAAAGGCACGAACATATATCTTACTCGTGGTGATACTGCGAGTATTACTTTAGATATTCAGTTCGAGGCACAATTCGAAATTAAAAAAGTGTTTTTTACAATTAAGAAAAGCGCCGAATCATCTACCGCTGTTATTCAAAAAAAATGAATTAGCGAAGGAGGAAATGGTGGCGCAGATTTAGAAGACGGAATTATTAAAACTGAAGATGAAGGATTAACTCCTGAATCAGTTGTTTTTATAGTTCAGTTAACTAACCAAGATACTGCAGATAAAAAGTTTGGTCTTTATCGTTATGATGTTCAAGTAAATTACATAGACACAGAAGATTCAACTGACGAAAGAATTCTAACAGTAGTCAAACCTTCAATTTTTGGAATTGAAGAAGAAATTACTGAAAATGGGGTGAGCGTATAATGGCAAATGGTCAAGCTAATGTATCCCCTACAAATGAAGTAATTATTAGTATTAAAGTTGAGAGTGGTCAGAAAGGAGAAAGAGGACTTATTGGTCCTACTCCTCAACTCACCGTATCTCAAACAATTACTGGGGCGCCAAATACAAATGCAGATGTAACAATATCTGGTACTCCAGAAAATCCAGCACTTACATTTACAATTCCACAAGGAAGACCATTTATTGTAGAAGTTGAATATCCAACAATTAATGACTTGGAAAATAATACAAATTCTACTCCTATTGGTTATACTCCAACTTTGTTTGATTTAGCAATTATTGTAAGCAATCAAGGTGTTGAAGATCCAGATAATGCGAAACTTTATATATTTGATAACGGACCCATTGGTGGTTGAAGTTTTGTTTCTGATTTATCTGGAGCTCAAGGAGAAAAAGGAGACAAAGGAGAACCTGGAATTGATGGTATAGGTAGTGAATTTTATGGGCAAGTTGGTACAATAACACCAGCAACAATTACAATTGGCTCAACATCTACATATCAAAGCACAGGAGTTACGGCGACACTCAATCCCGATACAACAGGTGTCGGTCTAGGAACATTAGATAACTTTGCAATAAAAAATACAAGTAATATTAATCGTCGCGCACAAATTACAGCAACTTATGATGCAACAGTAACTGCTGGAGGGGTTGCAGTAATATTAGGTTTAATTTTGGCTTTAAATGGAACAATTATTCCAGAAACAGAATGTAGAGCTACTACTTCTGCTCTTGGTGCGATTGCAAAGTTACATACAGCATGGATTATTGATTTAGAGCCAGATGACGAAGTTGCATTATATGTCGCGAATCATACAAATGGAAGTGATATAGACTTTCAAAGAGGACGAATTGTTGTTAACGGAGTTTCAGGATATGGTCCAGAAGGTCCGCAAGGTCCTATTGGTTTAACTCCACAGCTTACCGTTGCTCAAACAAACACAGGAGATCCAGGAACGAATGCAGAAGTTTCTATTGCTGGAACAGCTGAAAATCCCTCACTTACATTTACGATCCCACGAGGAGATAAAGGAGACCCTGGTGACGCTTCTATTCCTGGGACTTCACTCTTTAAAATTCGAGATGACGTAGATGATATCGGAGATGGCTTACAAATAGCAGTTGCAGACGAAATTCAATTTACAGGAGACAAAGGAATTACTGTTGATCGAACAAATAAAATTTTTACAGTCTCCATCAGTAAGCTTGATGCAGGTGATTTCTAATGAGAGTCAATGGTACAGATATTTTTATGACAAGAGGAGACTCAGAAACTTTTAGAGTGAGTCTCTATGATCAAAAAGCAGAAGAAAAAGTTAATTTTGTGGAAGGAGTTCATACAATTTATTTTACTGTAAAAGCTTCTACTCAAACTTCAACAATTGTTTTTCAAAAAATAGTGACTGAATTTGACGATGGAGAAGCAGTGGTTCATATTACTCCAATAGACACAAGAAACTTAAAATATTTTGCTTATGTTTATGATGTTCAAATGAATAAAGAAGAAACATCAACATTTCCTGGAGAAGTTACAACAATTATTAAACCTTCTAAGTTTGTAATTGAAGATGAGGTTACCTATGAGTAAAAAAATTATAGGTATTATTACTCCTTCTGTTCCAATTATAGGAGAAATTACTGCAAGCGGAAAATCAACTTATGAAATTTGGTTAGATCAAGGGAATACTGGAACGATTCAAGATTTTCTGAATGATTTAGACAAACATTACGTTCATAAGCAGCAAGCTTCAGAAAATATATGAAATATCACACATAATTTAGATAAATATCCTTCTATAACAGTTGTTGATACTGGTTTTACAGTTGTATATGGAGAAATAGAATATGTTTCAAAAAATGAATTGCGAATAATCTTCACAGATCCTTTTTCTGGAGAAGCTTATTTAAACTAAACGAGGTGAAATAGATGAAATTTTTGAGCAATTTAGATTTAACAAGAAATCAATTACTCAATGCAGTTATCCAAAATCTTGCAACCCCACCTCAAAATCCTAAAGTTGGTCAAATCTACTTTAACACAGCTGTCCAAGAACTCAAAATATATGTGCAAACAGGAACAGATCCTAATACTTTTGCATGAGATGTTGTTGGTAAAGAATACGAGCTTGTTAATGATATTCTAGAAGCAAGTGGGGATGAAACCTCTGGCTTAAAATATAGTAGATATACTACATCAGCTGAAGGTGTTTTGAGTTCAACTCCACCTGTTGCAGGAACAAGTGTATTAAGTTGGTCGGGTCATTTATATGCAAATCGCTTTAATGACTTAGAATTAACACAAAATACAGATGGATTTACAATTAATGGTGGATCTACTAATCGTAGAAGCTTAATCTTTACTGGCGCTGGCAACTTAACTCTTGATACAAAAGATAATAAAACTATTACAACACACAGTAATCTTACTGTTGGTGATGCGACTTTCCCAAATGCAACATTTACTTTAACTTCTGATGCTTCAGCTTCAAGAACATTAAAATTAGGTCCAGATGGAACTGCGAATCACGTAGCAATTTATAACGGAAATGCTGCACTAACTTCTGAAGCTCAACTTGCTACCACTCGTGGTGGTACTGGAATTGGCTCTTATGCAAAAGGAGACATTTTATATTCTGATGCAACTGATAGTTTAGCAAAATTATCTATTGGATCTTCTGGTCAAGCTTTAAGAGTTGTTGATGGAGTTCCCGAATGGACTACTGGTGGTAGCGTCGATGAAACACTAGTATTGAAATTTGATGATGGAACCACAGAAGATACCGATTTATATACATTCGATGGTTCTACTCAAAAAACAATTGACTTTGTTGGCGGAACTGATGTTGATTTAGCAAAAACCGCAAACACAATTACAATCAATCATGCAGATATTACAAGAAATGATAGTACAAGTAGTTCTTCTCCAGGTTTTTCTGGAACATTTGATGTAGTAGATGATATTACTACAAGTGCAACAGGACATGTTACTGCAATTAATGTTAAAACTGTAACTGTTCCTACTGAAACCACTTTAAGTATTACTGAACCTACTTCTTCTACTGGAGTATTTGTAGACGATATCCAAGTAAGCGATCATGCTATTACTGTAAATCGCAACAACAGCACAGAGAATACAGTAACTGTTGGCGAATTAATTGTTAGTAATGCAGGGGCTGGTAGTGGAGATGTAACAATTGCTGGTAACTTAACAGTTAATGGTACTACTACAACTCTTGACACAGAACAAGTTAACATTAAAGATAATATTATTCAAATCAACAGTAATCAAACTGGAACACCTGCTTCAAGTCTTGTAAGCGGTCTAGAAGTAAATCGCGGAGATGAACCAAACTTCCGATTTGTATTTGTTGAAGAAACAGAAGACTTTAGACTTGGAAAAGTTGGAGGAACATTACAACCAGCACTTACTCGAGATGAAGTTGGAAATTTAGACAATAATGATTTATTGATTTGGGATAGTACTAATAAACGTGCAGTTGGTTCCAAACCAGAAACATTAGGAATTGCAAGAAAAGTTGCATTTACACAAGCTATTTCAGCAAATACATCTTATGATATTGCACATAACTTAGATACAACAGATCTTACTTATTCAATTAAAGCAGGAAATTATTTTGTGTATGCTGATGTAGAAACTAAAAATGCTAACGAAATTACATTAAGCTTTGGTGAAGTAAATGGGGTCACAGAAGTACGCGTTGTAATTATTGGCTAAAAGTTTATAAGGTTGGTGAAAATCAACCTTCGATGTTATATTGATAACAATCTCGCATGAGGTGAGTAAATGAAGTTCTTAAACGAAATAAAAGCCGCAAACAATGGCATCTTAGACGTTAAGAAGCTTGGCTTTGAAATCACTAATACTAACCTCCCTCTTGAGGTTGGAGAAACAAAATATGATCCAGATGCAGAAACGTTAATTACTCGAATTACTGAAGCTGACTATTTGAGACATGGTCAGATGGAAATTGTTAGAGTACGGAATAATACTGGATCGGCAATTCCCAAAGGTAGTGCAGTTTACGTAGTTGGTGGAATTGCAAATAGTCCTATTTTACTTATTGCACCTGCAAACAATAACGAGATTATACAAGCTCGCAGAATGATTGGAGTGACAACAACCACAATTGAAAACAATTCATTTGGAAAAGTTATTACTTCTGGAGTGATTGAAGGATTAAATTTACCAGCAAATGAATGAACAGTTGGAGATTGCGCTTATATTACAACAAATGGACAGTATGTAAATACTCCTCCATCAAAAGGTTTAATTACAATTCGTGTTGGTATGGTGATTCGTGTTGATAACGACACAGGTGCTTTATTAGTTTTTTCAAGATTTAATCCGTTATTAGGTATGCTGAGTGATGTGGATATATCTGAGCCTACAAATGGAGATGTATTAAGTTACGATGCATCACTCGGAATCTGAAGAAACTCTACAATTGAAGTAGCATCAAGCTTTTTCTTAAAAGATTTAGAAGATGTAAGTTTAACTGATCCGAGTACTGGGCAAATTCTCGTTTATGATGATGACTTAGAAATTTGGGTTAATTCAAATTTAGAAGCAGAAGCAGTGGGTTATAATACTACCTATGGTGGTATGCAACCTAATGTGCAAAGCGCAGTTGATCAGCTATTTTACATGTTTAAGTTTTTTACTCTTGAACTTGATGGTTATACAAGTGGAGTATCATATGATGAGAGTTTGGCTTTAAACGGAGGATTTTCGAATTCAATCTTTGGAAATAACTTCGATAGCGGAACTTCACAAGTTTTACGATTAAATTCAATTAACGGTGGAGTAAGCGCAGACTACAATATAAATTTATTAAATGCAGGGTTTTCTGATACAGTTTACACTGACGAATTAAACTTCGGTGATTCATCTGTTTCTTCAGAAGATACAATTAATGGAGGTGAAAGTTAATGATTACAAGAATTCAGTTAAGACGCGATACTGGATCTAACTGAGCAGTAAATAATCCTATATTAGCTCTTGGTGAAATTGGGATTGACACTAGTACCTTTAACTTTAAAATTGGTAATGGTGTAGATAGTTGGAATAACTTAAATTACTTCTCAGTAGAAGTAGAAGATGTTATTAGCCAAGCACAGTTAAATGCAGCAATCGCTTCAATTGGAGGAGATGGAATTGTTTGGGATTCAGGAGACGAAGTTTATAATTTAGACTTAAGTTCTGTTTCGCAAGATATTATTCCAGAGACTACTGAAACATATGATTTAGGATCTTCCACTCATAAGTGAAATGATTTATATTTGAGTGGAGATACAATTTTTCTTGGAGATATTCAACTCAAAGATAGCGGCGATGGAAAATTTGAAGTACTTGCAGCAGACGGACAAACTACTCTTGAAACAGTTCTTCTTCCAGGCCAAGTCACTGATACAGAATTAAGCAGTGATAGCGCGGATTTAAAATCTCGTTTTGCAACACATAGAGATGACACAACAAATCCTCATAGCGTTACTGCAGAACAAGTTGGTTTAGGAGATGTAACAAACGAATCTAAAACAACGATGTTTACAAATCCAACATTTACGGGAACAGTATCAGGTGTTACCGCAACAATGGTTGGACTCGGCAATGTAACAAACGAAAGTAAAGAAACAATGTTTACAAATGCAGCACTTACGGGTGTTCCTACAGCACCAACGCCTGCGGCATCCACAAACACAACTCAAATTGCTACTGCGGCTTTCGTACAAAGCGAAATTAATGCGGCAGGATTAGCACTTGGAACAAATTACGCAGTTGCAGATATTGCGGCTCGAGATAACCTTACAGGACTTGTTGTTGGTGATGTTGTATTTGTTGCAAATGATGGCGACGATAAGTGAGCGCAATATAAGGTTACAGGAGTTGGTCCAGTAGTATTCTTAAAAATTATGGACCAAGATATTTTCTTGAATGCTTTGAGTGCCGCAGATGTCAAAGCAGCATACGAAAGCAACGCTGATACAAATGCATTTACAGATGCATTCAAAACAAAACTTGAAACAACCGATGTATTTGATGATGCTGGCACTTATGCAAATTTAAGAGCTCAAGCAACTACAGCTGCAGACGTTGGACTTGGTAACGTAACAAATGAATCTAAGGCAACGATGTTTACAGATCCAACATTTACAGGAACTGTATCAGGTGTTACTGCATCAATGGTTGGACTTGGTAATGTAACAAACAATTTACAAGCTACTAAGTCTGAATTTGACTCACATACTCAAGATTCAACAATTCACTTTACACAAGCAAATATTTCAATTACTGAAAGTCAAATTAGCGACTTTGGAAGTTATGAACCTGCAGATGCAACAATTCTTAAGTCTGCTAATATTGGTGTAACTGTTCAAGGATATGATGTTAATACAGTTATTGATGCAAATTATGAAACATTTGATTCAAGTGCAACTTACGCAAACTTACGCGCTCAAGCAACAACTGCTAGCGATGTCGGTTTAGAAAATGTAACAAATGAATCTAAGGCAACGATGTTTACAAATCCAACATTTACAGGAACAGTTTCTGGGGTTACAAAAGCTCATGTTGGTTTAAGTAATGTAGAAAATTATAGTATCGCAACACAAGCAGAAGCAGAAACAGGCTCGGTTAATAATAAATACATGACCCCTCTTCGTACTTCTGAAGCCATATCATTCCAAACAAGTGCACTACTTACTTCTGGACAGTACACAACTTCAACAGATGTAGATTCTACAATTGCAGGAATTGGTGGAGATGGATTGTTATTTGATAATCAACTTGCAGTCTATAATTTAGATTATGCTGATAATACTGAAACAGCAGCAGGACAATCTGCTACAAAAGTACTTACACCAGCAACTACTCAGTTTATTATCATTGATGGAGGTGAGTTCGTATAATGGGAAATAAAATAAAAATTAAACGCGGAGCAAAAGAAAATCTTCCGGTACTTGATCGTGGAGAGATTGCTTACGCAACAGATACTAATGAATTATTTATTGGTGTTGAAGCATCTCCGGGTTCTGTTAATGATAATATTTTAGTAAATGATGTTGATGGTGGAGAAGTTAATGCAGTTCCAGAAATAACCATTACAGAAATTGGAATTACAAATGTTAAATTTACAATTACAAACGATAAAGACTATGAAGTTACTGTGAAATATGATTTAAATACCCCTCCAACCGAAAGTTTTGTTGTATTAGGAGCAAATGCTACTAGCAGCGAACTTGAAATTACTGGATTAGATGCAGATACTTCATATGATTTGTATGTACAAGCTTTTATTGGTAATGATGCAATTTCAGAAATTATTGAAGAAGCATTTACAACAGCACCTCCGCCAGACGATCCATTTGGTGCACCAGGACCAGACACATTTATTGCATCAACTGAAACAAACGGAGAAGTTGCAGGTTTCTTTGGAACAGTAACCCAAGAAGACTTCGGCCGCACAATGACGCAAGTTATGTCTGATCTCGGAATAAGCCAAGGAACAGCTCAGTTCACAACCGATCCATTATTGAAATTTGTTCACAACGGAAAAATTAAATACATCAACCAACGCACCATTCGCC